CAGCCCAAGTTTCAAGCCAATGACCATAATGTTTATCAATCTGTTGACCACCAATTTCACATGTAATTTCGTTTAACATTACTGCTCCTCTATTATTCATAGTTGTTCCAGTACCATTCATAGTAGCTTCAACATACATGCGTCCTACAAGGTCTCCATTTCTAGATACAGTGGCGGTTACTTTGTTTCCTAGACCAACAGTTCCGTTAAGAGTTTGTTCAACCGATTCCATCGCGAAGTTGGTGTGTCTACGGTAGACCACTTTGAAGAAGGTAATCTGGGGATTACCGGTAAGATAGATATCCTGTGCGCCATAAGCTACGAGTTGCATTAGTCCTCCTCCCATTATTTTATACTATATACTAAGAAAATAATTTTCGCTAAATTAAAATTAAAATTAAAATTAAAATTAAAATTAAAATGAATTTATATAAAGAACTAATATTAATTAGTTATTATGAAATGTTATGAATAAAAGTACAAAGAATAAAACAAAAAAAAATAAAAGAAGATGTAATTATGAAAAAACTACACATACACTAGATGTATGTCACGAGAACAAGTTGAATAATTTTAATAAGGAGTACAACACTTTAAATAAATTAAAGAAAGAACTCAAACTTATTGAAAAAAAAATAAAAAATTTAGAAGAAAATAGAAATGGTTCTAATAATGAAGATTCTAATAGCAATGGTTCTAATAATGAAGATTCTAATAGTAATGATTCTAATAGCAATGGTTCTAATAATGAAGATTCTAATAGTAATTGTTCTAATAATGAATATTCTAATAATAAAATTTCTGAAACAATAAATTTATTATTTGAACTTAGAAATAAAAAAAATGAAATAACAAAAATAATAAAATTAATAAATTCAAAAAAAGATGAGATTGAATATTTAACAAATACTTCTGATATTTTATTTAATTATTATGAATCTATTGAAACTAATAATGAAAATACAAGTAATTTAAATGTAAAACAAATTATAGATTTTTTTAATCCTAATAAAGAAGATGAATTAACCCATATAAAAGATGTAAATGATGATAATCAAGACCGTTCTGATTTATTGGAAAGTTATTTATCAACTACTGATAAAAACTATATTAATAATAATCTAAAACAAGTTGATGAAAAATGTAAACATTGTAACTCTGATAGTATTAGCGAATTGTTAAATGATGGTATATTATATTGTAATGATTGTAATACTATTGAGTTTATTTTAACAGATAATGAGAGGCCAAGTTATAGAGATCCTCCTAAAGAAATCAGTTATTTCAGTTATAATAGAATTAATCATTTTAATGAATGGATAAATCAAACTCAAGGCAAAGAAACAACTGAAATACCAGAAGATGTATTTGATAAAATATATTTAGAATTGAAGAAAAATAAAGTAGAAAATATGGCAACTCTAGACTATGATAAAATTAAGTTAATTCTAAAGAAAATTAAGATTAATAAATATTATGAACATATACCTTATATTCTTAATCGTATTACTGGAAAAATAAATCCACAATTAACTCCTGAATTAGAGGAAAAATTAAGAAATATGTTTAAAGAAATACAAGTTCCATTTCTAAAACATTCTCCACAAAATCGTAAAAACTTTTTAAGTTATTCTTATGTTTTACATAAATTTCTAGAACTTCTAGGAGAAGATAAGTATTTAGAGTATTTTCCATTATTAAAATCTAGAGAAAAATTACATCAACAAGAACAAACCTGGAAAAAAATATGCGAAGAACTAGGTTGGCAATTTATAAGAAGTATATAATTTTAAATATTTAAAATTAATACAAAAATTATTTTATTATAATATTTATTAATAAATATTATTTAAGCCATACCACCAGCAGGCCATCCAACAAGACCAGCTCCAACACCGAAACCAGCACCTTGTCTAGCAGAACCACTAATAGAAGGAGCAAAAAGATCAAGAAGAGAGAATGTCGCAGCAGCAACAAGACCAATACATATAACATCTACAACTTTCATAACTTTACCAGGCATTACGTATGCGGCAACCGCAACTACTAGACCTTCTACGAAATATTTAAGCATTCTAGAAACAACTTCACGTACATCTAATCCGTTCATTTTTATATTATATTAAGAGAAAAAAATTAATTAAATAAAATATTAATTAAATTAATATTAATTTAATAAAATATTAATTTAATAAAATATTAATTTAATAAAATATTAATTTAATAAAAATTACTTAAATAAAATATTAATTAAATAAAATATTAATTAAATAAAAATTACTTAAAAATATATAAATTTTATATTTAAATAACTAAATGAGCAGTTCTAATTCAAATGTTGTACCTGTAAGTGAAATGGATTATCTAGAAGAAGATGATTCTATTCGTGGACAAGAATATGTGTGTTTATCATTTGTTTCTCCTGAAAAAATTTTAGATAATAAAGATGTCTTTGTATTTTCAAAATTTACAGAAAATTTTTGTAAAGATGTAAATGAATTATTTGGTAATTTAAAGGATAAATATCCAGAAGATGAAGATGGTTTTAAATCAATTGCTGATAGGTATAGGTTTTTATTTAATAAAGCACACATGCAAGAAGAATATAAATATTTTCTTGACGAAAAAGCAGAAGTATTAGACAAAGAATTTAGTGAAACCGTTGATTTTCAAACAAATGTTAGAGGAATTAAAGTAAGAGGTTCTTATTCTTCTATGAGAGAAGCACAAGTTAGAAGTGAAGTTCTAAAAAGAAAAGATAAGAACCATAATATTTATATTGCTCAAGTTGGTTGCTGGTGTCCGTGGGACCCTAATCCCAATGATATTCAAGATCAGCATTATGCCGAAGATAAACTAAATACAATGATGCAAAAATATCGTGAAAACCAAGTACATAAAGATGAGGTATTTGATGACAGAAAAGAAGAAATGTTAAAAGCACAAAAAATGAGTCTCGATAGAATTCAAACAGAAAAAAACAATATTGATGATATTGATGAAACTGAAAATATCGTATTAAATAATACAATCGATGATATTGTTAAAACTGTAGAAGATGCCGAAACCCTTGTAGAAGATGGAGAAACCCTTGTAGAAGATGTTGAAAAATTAGTAGTTGATGCCGAAACCAAAATTGACAGTGTTATATCTTCTTCTGGATTAGGAGACAATTATGAAGTAACTGATAATTATAATGAAAAAAGTGCTACTACTGAAAAAGTATTTCAAAATGAAGACCCTTGGTTAAATAGAAAAAAAGAATAAGTTAATAAATATAAAAATTAAATTAATAATAATATATTAATTTATAATAATAATGAAACTTCTAATATTAATAACTCTATTTATTGGAATAATTCTAGTAATACACGGTATCTACCAAGAAAAAATAACTACATTGGAAAAAGATGTTAAAGTTGAATATAGATTTATACCGCGCTCTTATTATGATGAACAAATATTTTCAGACCAGTTTAGTTCTAAATTTAGTAATTTATTCGATGATGAACAAAATGAATGGTCCGCAAATAAAAGATTAATTGATAAAGAAAAAGAAAATAATTAATCATTTTTTCTAACATTAATTCTAGTACTATTTTTTTTAGCTTTAAATCTATCCATTGAAAACTCTTCATCAGATGAATCGTTATCTTCTAATGTATTATTTACCCAAAATTGATTAGACCCTAATTTATAATCTTCATGTCCATCACCTTTATACCAATAAACACAATCTTCCAATTTATTGCTATTAGATGTATTATCAATTACTAAACATTCAAAGTTTTCAGTACATTGATCCATAACTTGTGAAAAAACTTCAAACGTTGGAAACATTCCAGCATAATTATCATATATTCTTTTTCTATTACCTACAATATTTTCTCTTAAAATGAAAACAAAATCAATATTTGTACGTAAATTTGGAGGTATTCCTAAAGGATATTGCATTGTTATAATAAAAAATAATTTTAAATGTCTGCCATTCATAAACATTGCTCTAATATTTATATCTTTTGCCCAAGAACTATCATATAAGCAATCGTCTAATATTATAAATGCTTTAGGGTCAATTCTAGAAGTTCCATATGTTGAATTTTCTTTATTTAATTTTTTCATAACTAACTTTTGTCTTATTATAACGTTCTTCATTAATTCTGGAGTTACTTCTTCGTGAATAAATGCTCCTGGTACAAAATCTCCATAAAATTTATTTGCTCCTTCGGTTCCTGATACAACTGTCCCTATAGGAACATTCGTATGATAATATAATAAGTCTTTTACTAAAAAAGATTTACCAGTACCTCTTTTACCTATTAATACTACGACTTTATCATTATCTATTTTTGTAATATCAAATTTTTTCAATTCTAATTTCATAATTAAAATAAATTTATATTTTTTTTAGTATTTAAATACGCATTTGTTATGTTATTTTTTTATATTATGGTCATACCATATTAA